AGTGACTTCTTTCCAATGTTAGCGAGACCAACGACGTTCCATCGTCCCTGTCTGGCGCTACAGTGATCGCAAGGGATCACCCACTCATTCTTGGTGGAGTGTTCTTCCCAGTAAGCACTAATCGTGTTGTCCAGACTCTTTGGAGTACCCGCGTACAACTTCATCTTGTACGGGGAGTGAGAGATGCACTGCTCTATTACTGGGATAATATCGATCAGAACGTCTTGCAGCTCGTCGATAATAAGTAAATCGGACCTGATGCCACGCGTGCGGTCAGCAGATAAAAAGGCATACCGAAGGGTGATTTCTGCGTCAGTCATGAACCGCTTTAATAGCACGTTCTGAGGACGCTTTATGAACGCTTTGAGACTCGGTGACATCTCAATAGGTTCTTCTAAACGATCACGCGAAAACTTTTCTGTCTGAGTTTGCGTCGGGCTAACGTACAGCGTCTTGAAATATGGGCGCTGAATTGAGTAGATAAGTGAACGATTACCGAGGGTTGTCGACTTCTCCGTCTGACGTCCGCACATCATTAAGATATTTCTTGCGGCGGTGTCGTACACAGTTGTAAGGTACATTCTACCTTTGAATGAGAACCGGGCTAACTCCATACCTGTCGGAATGTTAATAAAAAAGGAGGTCAACTCTGACGGGAATAACCCAGCACCTGTTGGATGTACATTCGGCTTACTCGGTACGTCTGCTCCAGGTATATACAGTGTCATTCGTAAACGTCCAGTAAGTCACACACGAACGACTCATGAACTGGAACATTAGACAAGGTGCACGAACCGTCACCCTTATGGGCTCTACCAGCTTGAAACAAGAAGTGAACGCAGTCTCTACACGCGCTGGATAGGTTGGATGGTCGGAGGTTGGGCGGGTTGCGGTTGGCTACTTGTTGGACTTCCTGTAGCACCTGCCCGCTGATCCGCTGTGTAGAAATATTCACTGAGTCGGCCGAGTAGCCCACGATTGCTCGTTGCGCGGGGCTGCCTAGGGTTGGTCTCGCTGTAGATGTATCGAACGTTGCCCCTGGCATCCGTCACCTTCCGGATGTACTTATGCAGCTTGAACTCTTTGAAGAATTGCTGCTGCTGCTTGAACTTACCACCAGCCACATCGTAAGTCCACTGGTCAACCGTTAGTGGAGCTTTCTTAGCACCGAGCGCCTTAGCCAACATCCCTGGTTGGGCACTCGTTGGAGGAACACTCATGTACCTGCGAACGTCTACCGAACGTTTCTCCGGTGGACGAGCAGACTGCCCATTCAAACGAACGGCGCGAGCCTCTGCTTGTAGAACACGTTGCGGGTTGAAGTGCCCATCTAACGCGTAAAACGCCGTAGCGTCTTTCAGGTCTAGTCCTTCAGCGCCTGCACCACTAAGTACGATAACGCGCTTCTTGCCCTCTTGGAACTCTTTGACACCTTCCTGCCGTTCCTGGCTGGTTACTGTGTCGTTACCTACCTCGGTACCCTTACCTACGAAGAGCGCGTGGTCGATACCCATCGACTTCAGACCCGCCGATAGTACGTCTACACCCCCGTTTATTAAGTTCGAATACAGAACCACTTGCTCGTCAGGAGATTCCTTTAGCTTCTTGGCGGTATCTTCAAGTACCTGCCTCGTCTTAGGTGTAGCAAGCGCAGCCTGCTCTGGTGTCATGTTCGCGCGTGCAGCGCCTACGTTATTGGAAATCTGCCGAGCCTTCACTAGCTGCGTGAAGAGGGTGTTCGCCTCGCGTAACGACACGTTAGGATCGTTCTCTACGATGTACTTCTGTAGCGGACCAAGTTTGCCCAATGAGTACTGGTACAGCTTCCACTGCTCATCAGACATAGGAACAGTGACGTTCGTTACCACCTTCTTTGGCATATCGGCGCCGAGAGCGGTGGTCTCTGCGTATGAGATGCGTGGATTCGTGTTGTACAACAGACTAGGAACGTTAGTCAGCGTTTGCACTGGCTTACGCGTTTTACCTATCCCACTGGTGTAACCAACCGTAGCCATGTACCTACGTTTGAAGTCAGCCGGTGTAAGCATACGCTTACCCTCTGACAAGGTAAGCAACGTGGCTAACTCAGTGGGACTGTTGTTAATAGGAGAACCAGAGATTCCTATGAAGTTACGTACTAATCCGCGAGCCTCCATTGCGGCTTTAAAGACACTGGCGTCTTCGTTGCGTACCTTATGAAACTCGTCCATGATCAGCGTGTCGGCACCGCTTCTCTGTACGGCACCAACAGGGTCACGACGGAACATGTCGTAGCTTATTACCGTGTAATCTTTGTCAGGCGCTATCTGCTCTGGTCGCACGTATCCGGGATTTCCGGTTACCTCAGACCCTGTACCAACGATCTGCGTAGAGGAGTCCTTAGTGTACTTACGGACACCGCCACTTACGTAGTTCTCTCTAAGTCCTGATGGAACAACCACCAGGGCTCGTTTGCCCTTACCAATGGTCTTGAGCAGTTCGAACCCATAGATAGACGTGGCTGTCTTTCCTGTACCCGTCTGGTGAGCGAGTACAAGTTTACCATCGTTAGCTAGCAGCTTCTGGATGGCCTCTTCTTGGTGTGGGAACGGAGTAAACGTATCCTGTAACGTAGCTGGGCGCGGATGCGTTGGCTGCTCTTCGGCTACCTTTACAGTGTCCCACCACACGTTACGCTCCTGCCGCAACACCACTACCAGCAGCCCCAAGCAACATCAGATCGCGAAGCTTCTCGGCCTCACGTTCTTTACCCTTCTGCGAGCCTAGCCGCACAGCAGCCTTGTCTACCATCTTTCCAAACTGCTTTTTCTTCGCAGTAACCGCCCCGCTAAGCATTCCTTCAGCCAATCGACCTGGATCACGTACAACGGGGGAAAGTATGTGGTCTATCGCGAGTTCTTTAACGCGTTCAACCTTGGAACGCTTCATGTTAGGTAGCACCGCCTTCTGGATACCCCTACCAAGTGACTTGCGCATCAAACCCTCAACAAATTTCTTTGTTGGGGGGAACCTCATTAAGAACGGTTTTGTTATACCAGCTTGGAACTGCGGTGCCGCTAGATCCATAGCGGTGTCAAGCTGCGACAACCCTGGAAGACCAAGATTAGCTATCTCCTTACCTAACGGACCACCACCAAATCCAATGATTCCTGCGGGTCCGTACGTTTTAGCAGCCCGCCACCTACCAGCCCAAGTAGGCGACATCTCGTCTACCTCTTTTGGTCCCGCTGCGGGGAGACCCTTACCCTCAATCACGCCACGGTTGCCCTCAAAGAACTTTAGCCACCGTTCCTTTGCAGGGGTCATGTTCTTATAAAACGGGCGCTCACCAGTAGCCATCTCCATGGCTTTACGTGCGTGCGACGTGTAGGGTACTGGGTCACCACTTTTTGAACGAAGCAAAGCTGGAGTTCGTTCAATCTTTTCAACTAACTTGCGTAACACTTCCTCCCGCTTTGCTGCGGGAACACCACGAAGAAGCTCTCCAGCAGACCTACCCATATGCCTAGGAGACAGCACCATTTCAGGGGCTACGGCACCCCAAAATGTGTTAGAAGAAGGACTCGCGGTAGACTTACCAATAAGCCCCTCACGTAGTCCTAACGCCATCTGTCTAGCGTACGCGTCATGCGTGGCGGCTTGCATGCGTCTTCCACGTTCGAACTTACCCATTAACCTTCCAGGGGCGCCGTAGCCAAGGCTTGCCTTCATGATCGCTTTTTCTGACAAAGCAACCGCAAGATACTTAGCTAGCCACGGGACAGATCCAGTTTTCTCCTTCGATTTAGACTTCTCTAGCGCCTTGAGCGCCATGTCGGTGATACCTGACAGTACAAGACCACCGAACGCACCACCGGCAGCACCACCTACGCCAGCAGGTATGCTCTTTCTGACGGCACGCAGAATATTACCGCCTAATCCCTTGGTGGCGGCACGTTCGATTACATCTTCTGAGGCTCTGGATAACGCACCTACACCAGCGCCAGCTATCGTTGGTAGTATGAACTTGGAGTACGAGTTACCGCCTTCATCCTTAGACTTACGACGACCCGCAGCAACGCCTAGCGCTAGTGCAAGCGCGGCTGGTGTCTTGTACAAGGCTCTAAAGCCGCCAAGACGAAGACCTCGACCTAGGCCACTGATAAGAGAAGCACCCTCTGCACGCGCAGCTTGGGCACCCTCAATGACGCCCTTTTGGAGGGCAAACACTGAACCAACTCCTCCAAGCATGGCTACACCTTTGCGGCGTTCAGCCTTGTTCTTGGAGCTAGCCAGTTGCATCCCACGTAAAAAGATTGGTGCCGTTAGCACACCAAGACCTGCACCAATAGCGCGGCCAGAACCTCTGCCCGCGAGTCCCTTAACAAAGTTGCGAGCCAGCCCTGAACTAGGCTTCAGCAGCTTCTTTTCGACAGCTACCTCGATGGCACCTTTAGGCAAGTCACCGATTACCGCTTTAGCCGCAAACACAGGTGCAGCCGCAGCTAGCGCTGGTAGATACGGTGTCTTAGCGGGCGCTTCACTATGAGAGAGACTGCTTGAGTTTTTCAACAAGGCGCTCCACAACCCAATCCGTTAAGGCACCACACGCCGCTGCGTGACCTTCAACGTACCAGCTTTTTACCTCGGGAACGTAGTCAACTTTCATACCTTCTAAGGTACCGACCATATCCCGTAGGCACGCCTCAATGTTAGCAGGGAACTTCTTATCAGGCCAGACATGAAACTGTAAGCGTTCTCCGTCGATATGGTACTCTAACTTAACACCTGGAACTGTTGTCTTCGCCGGTACAAACACCACAGGTTCAGGTTTAAGCATACCGGCTTGAAACTGACGCGTAATCCTTTCCAGGTAATCGATATCAAACGTCGTCGGACTCTGGCTCTGGTGGGGTGTACTCACTCTTCCCTCCTAGTTCTTCAATCATGGTTAGCGTTTCCAGGCTAGGCACCTTACGTTCATCCAACTTAATCGCCATCTTCTTGAGTTGCTCAAGAATCTCGCGAGTAGCGTCACTCGCCTTGGATAGTTCTGTGTGCGCGCCGATGGCGATCTCAGTCCAAAGCTTAGCGGCTAACGCTGTGTTGCGTTCATTAGGCATAGAACGAGTCTCTGTAAACCGCATGGAAGCATCCAGAAGGAATCCCTTCAGTACTTCCTGTGCGTCTATCTCAAACTTTACGCCAAGCTTCCACGCGGTGTACTTTGTGTCGTTGGCGTAGCAATCCAAATACAAGACGCTGTTAGGGTAGGCAGGCGTCAGAAACGCCACCCAATCCTTAGCTGTGAGAAGGTCTCGGTTCCAGAAGTAGTTACAGTACGACTCTACTACTCTCTTAAAGAGCTTCCGGAATCCTGCCTTTTCTACGTAGCCAGCGATGTCCTCGATAGGAGTACCGCAGATCAAGAAGCACTCAAGAACCTTACGTAGCCTATCCTCCGTAAGGATGTTTCGAGCCTCAACTGCTTCTGGTGTATTAGTCGATAATCCATACAGACGATTCTTACGAAGCCACACTCTGGTAGCCTCATTACGTAAGTAGAAGGGACTGGGCTTACGCACGGTTAACGAGTCCCGAAGACCTTGAAGGTACTCAAGTGTTGGGGGAGTGACACCGTTCAGCGACGCTATTTCTCGGATACGTTCAAGGGTTGCCCCAGAAAACAGGATCAGGTACTTGAACCAGTTTTCACTGGGGTGGTGCGCGTACATCCAATCATCCCGAGATACCCGGCTGTAGGCTCAAGCGCTTCAGCCCTTGAATTGCCTTCTCAACGCCGTTCATTGCAGACAGTACCGCAGGTTCTGGTACTTCCGCAACCCCTAGGCGTACCCCGATAAGTAGCTCTGCCAACTTAGATACAGTGTCTTCAAAGACTGGGAGAAAGTCTACGTACCCGCGCACGTTCTCAGGAGTCACGAAGTTAAGGGACAGCACGGAGTCTACCGTGTCACCTGTGATTAGGTTGGCAGCTTCCTTCGTTAAGTCTTGCCGAATGGCCGTTGCGGTCTTAGCCGTCTCCACCATGGAAGCTACGTCAACGGTTTTCTCCTGTTCAATCCCCGGTTTAGCGTAAGCGACAAAATCGACCGGGGATTTACGGCAGGATGCCAACTTCTCTTTAGCACCCGCGTCAGTATCACCCATGATAGCCAGCGTAAAGGCAGCGTGGTCAACGAAAGGTGTTTCAAAATAACCACTAGAAAGTAACGCACCGGCGAACTTGTAAACTTCCCCGTCATAAGTAAGCCGCACGCGCATTCCTTCGGATCCGGCGCCAGCTACCTTACGCATCGCGTAGTCGTCGGTCATGTAAGCAGTGCTTGGCAGCCCAATTGGAATGAACACCGCATCGGAAGGAATGAGGAACGAGTTGACTCCTGTTTGAACCAGCTTCTTAACCGACGCTGACTTCTCCAGTGTCATCTTGCCCATGAAAGGATGCTCACACAGGAACGATAGGATCTGCCCCTGCCCGTCTACGACCATGCTGGCTAACTCAACAGGCTCAGTCACTACCCCAGCGGTCTTCAGCAGGAACACACCTTCGTCAGACTTTCTGATAACAGAAGGGGCTTGCAGGGTACGTGGGTCAAACGACGCGATCTTCTCACCCGCTACGCGGTCCTGGAATGACGAGCCAGCCGCGCTAATCACGAGCACCTTATCCGTAGGCACACCTGTGAAGGTAACTAGGTTGCCTAGTACCAATGCGCGTCCCGCTGAACCAGTCTTCTCCATCACTTGGTAGATACCCGTAACCTCTGTAGGGGTAGCGCTGGCTCTTTTTTCAACGACAGCGTCAACTGGAAGTGAAACCGCTGCTGGGCTGAGAATTGTAAAGCCATCGCGCAGGATTGCTTCGCGCGTTTCTCCATCAAGTGCCTCGGCAGCGGCCTTTGATAACTTGCTGCTATTTGCGAAAGCCACCTTTGGCAGATCACCTGTGAAATCAAACTCAGCAGAGAGCACGCTGTAGCTGCCATCTCCGTGCACGGGGCGAGATAGCACGAGAACATGAGGCTCATACGTTACTGAGGCCCACTTCTCTTTGGCATCGTTTTCAGCTACTCGAATGACGGCCATTCTGAAGGCGTCGGATAACTTGGTAGCGTCATTTAGACGAGGATCCGAGGCAACCTTTTCAATGAACGCAGCCTTGTCCTCTTCACAGATACGCACGCCAGAAAGGACAGACACGGAAGCAGTCTTATACGTTACTGAGTTAGGGGAGCCACCTACGCTTGATGCGTTACCATACATCGTTGTAGGATCTACCGGGTTCAGACTCTGCCCCATACCGCCCGCTCCGTCAGGTTGACCAGACACAGAGAACGCTGACGCAGCGAATAGCGTTGTAGCTAAACGACCCTCATTCAGAGGACCCGACTTACCGTTTGGGTCAATGAACGTATCAAACGAGTACCCCTTGCTGTCACGGATGATCACTGGAACGCGTACAACCGTTTCGGGAGCAGGCTGCACCGGCTCGTTTACCCCGTTTGTCATCCCATTATCGGCTGATACCGGAGAGGCGTCTGTGGGGTTCGACACAAGGAAAGACCCGTACGCATACCCAAGGTTATCGTCTTGAGCATCCATCTGTAGATTCACTTGGTACTTACCTAAGTACGGATGCTGCTTATACAACTGGGCGAGCATCTCACTTGGATGCGTCGAAGGGGTATCCCCAAGAATGAACATAGACGCCACTTTCTTGAGTGACGGTCGCTCTAGCCGACGTGCTAATTCCATCATATTCCCCTACATCCAAGGCGTTGGAGTCGGTACTGCAAGAACAGTACCTTGTGTAGCCCACACTAGCAAAGCGTTAAACAGCACATCCGCTGCTGGGACATGATTTACTTGCGCCGGAAGCGTAAGCATCTTAGAGAAGTCAGGTACGCCGGGTGGAGAAGTTAACGCTACCGGGGTAGCAGACCCTGGCGTCATAGCTACGGATGCGTACACTGCAAACGCTTCAGCGAGTGTTACTGGTGTAATGGTCTTACCAGCTACAGAGGCAAACAACTGTTCAGCGGTGAACTTACCCTCGTTTGTCCAAGAAGGAGAAGTTCCCTGTGCGAAGAACGCGGTAGCTACATCAGCCCACTGTATGCCTGCATGAAACGCTTCTAGACCACTCTGCGTAGTTGGTAGGTTAGCCATAAGGGCTCCTACCGCGTCGCGTACATCTTGTCCCGCGCTAGCCAACGACATTGCGCAACTCCTCTTCGGTATTATACATGAATACGCAAAAAGGCGGCAAGGTTACTCCTTCGCACGAATCGTGGTGGATACTACTCCCGCAGGGAACGTTCCAATCATTGGTCCAGATGGCCCAAACGCAGTCATCACCTTGAACCCAGTAGCACCTGGATCGGTAAGAAACTTTAGAAGTGGGTTTCCACGAACGACACCTTCATTGGCGTTCTTACCTAGCAGCACGTTCGCCCCACCTGCGAGGTCTATGTCACCAGCGACGAACATCTTCAGTGACTTGAGAGTCTCAACCAGTATCTCTTCTTTGAAGGAGGCAAGCAGCTTACCTAAGTCAGTAACGTCAATGCTGAACACACCGGGGGATTCGACAAGGATGCTTGGGCACTTTAGGTACACCTTCTTCGCAGTCTCTACATGAATATGTCCTGAAGTAAATACGAAGGTGTTACCCGTCCTACTTAATTGAAACGCGAAAGAAACTGGAGCCGCAATAACAGCGTCTCTACTGGCAGGATCTGTTGAACTGCCCATGTCGTGAACCACGAAGCTCACAACTCCGTCTGCATGCCTATTCAAGTCGGTAGATTTACCCGCAGACGTAGCCTCATCCGCGAACATATGTCGACCAAGTAACTCTGGATCTAGTGTGCTAGCGCCTAAGTTTCCAAGGCGCAGTTCAACCGCGTACTTACGAACGAACTCTACATCCTGCGCGAACCCTTTAACGTTGAACCCAATAAGTGCAGGAGTACGTTCAGCAGTTCCCTCATCTATCTGAAGTCCATCGCTAGAAATAGTAGCGTACCCCCACGAAACGTTGCCTATAGGGCTAAGGGCCTCGTACCGTTGAAAAACATCGCGCACCATGTTCTCTACCGGAAAGTAGATGCGTTGAGCCATTCCAGTAGAACCAACCTCAACCATCCCACCTTTACGTAGGATGATCCTGTTGCCGTCAGCAGTACCTAAATAGATATCTCCAGGCTCTAGCGCGTCCCTGTTACCACGAAAGTTAGGTGCCTCACCGGTTGGTTCTTCCGTGGGCACACCGTCAACAAGTTCTGACAACGGATTAACAGACGGGCTCTGCACCCAGCCAATCACGTACATCACATTTTCGGATGCAACGGCTACCACGCACTCGCTGCCTTCTTCTGGCATAAAATAGATTCCACCGTTATGCGACTTGCTTGAATACGGTGTAGCAAACGGTACATCCAGTAAGAGTTTTTGTGAGAACGTAGTCTCAACGTCTACCGTGTACTGCCGCATGTTCACACGGCGTACTACACCTATCTGAAGACTAGCTGGGCCGCTAGCTTGCTCAGCCGTTGCTCCGTATGGATCAGCCATTAATACGGACCTTCTCCGGTGGGGTGTTTACCAAACTCTGCGGAGTACACAACTCCTGGTACCGGGTGGGGACCGTGGATGTTGGAAGACCAACCTTCATTAGCAGCCTGTACCAACGTTTCCTTCAAACGACGGTACTGCATACGGGCTAACCAGTCAGTCGTTTGATCCAACGGGATCGTTTCCAGTCCACGAAGAATAGGGGTTACCTTCACAGGAGCCCGCCCCTCACTCTCAAGTACCTTATTCTGCGCAGCTATGTAAGACAAGTGCCCCGTGTCACCACGAATGAACTCGTCGGAGTCACCTGAGTCCGTCACCATTCCAAGGTTGGTAAGTCCCTTTACAACAACCTCTACGTTACGCCGCTTGACGCGCTCCTTCTCGTACGTACGGTAAATTTCATCAGATAGGTACCGTTGTACTGCGTCGATTCCACGCTTCTCAAGAAGCTCCTTTGGATGGATAGGACCTGACGTTAAGGGTGCTCCCTTCTCTACGGTGTCCCCAGACTTCACGATCATGGAACGGCCACCGGGTACGTACACTTCTTCGTTGCCTACCTCAACGTTATAACCACCGAAGCTACTCTCCGATACCTTGTTCACCTTAGCAGACACCGGAGATAACACGGCTGAGCCAGGGAGCACCTCTGGAATCTTTAGTAGCTGGGTTACACGCGGAAGTCCCTCGGATACTGAGCTAGTAGCACCTGCGATACCACCTGTGTGGAAGTTCTTTAGCGATAGCTGAGTACCACGCTCACCAATGGCAGCACCTGATATGACGCCAAGGTTGGTGCCAAGCTTCACAGGGTTACCATCTTCAGCAACACCGTAGCACTTAGCGCAAAGACCTTTTCTAGCCTCGCACTTAAGCGGTGACCGAACCAGAATCTTCGCTCTACGCAGCACCTTGTCTGACCGCATCTTTGACAGTAAGTCCGACGTCACCAGTGTTCCCGCTGGGTAAGAACGACCTGCAAGCTTCACCTCTTGCGATGTATAGCGGTCTACTAAGTTAGAATCAGTGGTGTCTAACGAGATACCCCGCCGTGTTCCGCAGTCGTCAGTCGTAACGATCTGGGTCATGAGCATGTTCGCCATCTGCTTATTCAAGGCACCCGGCTTCTGCACTTCCATGACCTTATCCAGCAGCACCTTTCTACCTGCCACAGCACCGACCCAATACCCAGACGTACGCGCCCCCTCTGTGTACGACCGATCCGCTGCTACAGGGATGGTCTTTCCAAGATGGTTCTCTAGTAGTAATGGGCCAATCAACAACTGGCGGATCTGCCCCCAACCAGCTTTCACCCCAGCCTTGTTCATCACCATCAGTTTGCTTCCGCGTTGCTGTAGCGCCTCCATACCATCTTTGTCGATTGCCTTCATTGCGCCCGTGTATAGCGCAACGACACGTTTGTCGGCCTCGTTCTTGGACAGCCGTTTGTCGTGCTGCTGTTTACGAATGACGTACTCCTGTTCACGTACACTGGCTAGATGCTTGTCACGGATAGCAGAAAGATCAGCGAAGTCAGACATGTTGAAAGAGAATCCAACATCGTACGCGTATTTGAACCCAATAGACTTCAGTGCGTCGATTGACTTGGCGTAGTCAGATGGGGCCTTACCAGCCATCTGCACCATGATGTCTTGCAGAGTCTTCGTACTCAGTGCCCAATCTTTATCGGTTAGCATCTCCTTGGTGCGTACTGACTCAGGTAGCGCCTTATTAATCAGTAATCTTCCAGCCGTGGTACGGATACCGCCAGCGTTTACTACGTCAGTCATACCAATCTTGCTGTCTTCGGCTGCTTTGATGGTATCTTCAGCCGAACCAAAGACATGCTTTGTTGCCTTTCCATACTGCGTAATAAGGAACAGTCCTAGCTGCCCCTCTAACGTAGGCTGGTACATGGCCGTACCCGTAGCAGGACTCAACAAGTGCTTAGACGGCATCATGTTATAGGCTTCTTCAACGGCATCCTTAGAGATAGGGACGAACACGGACATCGTGTCACCGTCGAAGTCCGCGCCGAAGCCTGCGACAACTAGGGGATGGATATGGATAGCCTTCTCGTCTATGAAGTGAGGAGAGAACCCCATGATGCCGAACTTGTGCAGTACCGGGTCACGCTTAAACAGAACAGGTCTCTTGGAGGCAGCTACTTCCAACGCACGACGCGCAAGTGTGGTACCTTTCTCAATCTCTTCGCGAGCCTTGAGAGGAGTGAACCCCATACGTACCAACTCTTGCACTACGAACGGACGATAGATTTTCATTCCTCCCACGAGAGGAATACCTATCTCGTCCAAGTGCATATCCAAGTCAGGAACGATGACCGACCGCATGGAAAGATCCTGCTTGCGGTCAAGCAACTTCTTATGGAAGAAGCTAGCCTTCGGGGTAGTTTTACCTGACAGAATGGTAAGAATTCCAGGTGGTCGTGCCTGACCATCAGCCAGCATATCTGACTCAGTTGGGGTAGACACGCCCATGTACGCGTCTATAGCGTCAAGTAGGTCCTTTCGGGCTCCGCGAATATTCTCATCTGGTAGAACTCGCTTAGCCTCTTCCAGCTTGTTGCTTAACAGAGCAACGTTCTTGTACAAGTTGTTCAAGCTATCAATGTTCAGGTCACCACCCTCCATCGCTGTGATAGGACGAAGAATCGGTGGCACCACGGGTAGATGACGAATAACGTACGCCTCGTCTGCTGAGAGTCCGTTGTTCTTCAGCATTAGGAGGTACTTTACTTTCTTGTTCACCCCATCTAGCTCGGACTTCGATGCCTTCTTCAACTGAAGAACCGCGCTGACTAGCTCCTTTTCGACGTCTAGTGACTTGAGCCGACCAACCAAAGCAGAAACGCCAACGTTCTTAGTCTGGTCTCTTGGCACCACCGCTCCGTTAGCGTCAAAGCCCGCTTCACCAGATAGAACACGGTCGTAATCAGTGCGCGTCATACCAAGAAGTGATGTAATCGCCTTCTCAAAGATCGGGTTAGGAATGGGTTCTGGTAGTGTCAGGTGCGCCCACTTCTTACCGCCTGGGCCACCCGTAACGTCTTCGTCAAACAACCCACCCTTTTCAGGCTTCAGGTCTTTGCCCCGAAGAAGCTTACCACCGTCAGTTATTTCGCCACTGGACAGCGCAAGGATCTGTTTGTCAGTGAACGGATGAACGACTAGTTCGTTTCCTTCTTTCTCTACGTTCAGCCCAAGTGCGCGCATGTACCCAAGGAACTTCTCATACGCGAACGACGGCTTAGGAGAAGGTAGAATCTGTCCTGTCTGAATAGCTGTCCACACCTCATCCTGCGCCTTGTCACCCTTGTAGGTGAGGGCATCTCGAATATTTGCTGTGGAACCATGCGCTAGCATGGCGTACAGACCAAGTTCACCGAACCGTTGTGCAGCACCAGTGGTGCCACCACCCTTCGGAACCATCGACGAGTCGTAGTCGTTTCCGTACCCGTGTGAACGTGCGCGCAGTTTCTTGTCTACTTGGTGTACAAGCTTGAGGATGTACTGTTTACCAGACAGTATCTGACCAAGGCTCTTGCCAGTAGCAGGATCAAACAACTCACGGGTCTCCGACGCCCCAGCAGCGTTAAGAGCCTCTTGCACAGCCTCATGGTACCCGATCTCTCGCGTGTGGGGCTTTACCCACACACGCTTGGTTCCCTCACTTGTCTTAACTGTCCGATAGTAACCCTCAACTTGAATGATCTTCTTTGCGTTGTCAGGTTGGAAGTTCTCAACTGCTACTGTGGTGCCTGTCTTCATGGCGGCGTTGCTGAGGCTCGTCTCAAGAACCTGACCCACGTTGATTCTGTTTGGAATACCAGATGGGTTCAACGCGATGTCGATAGGAACTCCGTCCTTATCCTGGGGCATGTCTTCGTCAGGTATTACCGCAGTAATAACCCCCTTGTTACCGTGCCGTCCTACAAGCTTATCTCCAATGTCAGCAGACTCCTCCGTCTTTACGTAGGCCACTACCTCTCTGCCATTGCGAACAACATCAGTAACAACACCCTTGTAGGCGCTATCCCAAGTAGTAGAGACGTTCTTGTACGGTTTCACGAGAGAGCGATGCAACCCTCTGAGAAGGAGTTGTTCCTTAGACGGATCTACCTTCTGCCTAGCTGCGATAAGGACTTCTCCTGGCTCAACGGTGGCACCCTTCTTGATAACACCGTCATCATCTAGCTTCGCGGCGTTCTCATCGGTGACCACACCTGGGAAGTTAGACCGGAATGCGTTCAACCCTAGCGCCATGTTCTTCTCAAGGTACTGCCGTTCCTTGTGAAGATGCTCACTAGTTAACTTCTTTGAGGCAGACTCACTGATGGCGATCCCGTCCTCAAACACGTGCCCTTTCAAAGGCAAGTATCCAACAAGTAGGTTCACTCCTAGAGCTAAGCTGCCGTTCTTCGTGAAGTTGGTGTCTGCGACGGGCTGTTCGGCTTCTACTTTGTCGCCCACTGAAACAATGGGTGTACTTGATATGAAAGACTTCTTCTCGTTCAGTGGATAGTTGTCGTACAGTTGAACATCCTTGGTAGTTCCGTCCTTGCCACGGATGCTAACTTTATCCTTTGTGACCGCAGTAACTACACCAGCAACCGGGCTAAGCTGCGCGGAGAAACGGCCTACGATCTTCTCCCACGTGTCTACACCAGGGTCGTCTAGGCCAGAAGATACCTGAACAAGTGGATTCTCACGATTCTTTAGCGAGATTGCCTGCTCAAAGTATCTAGAAGCCATCTCGGCTCGGTTAGCTTGGTCAGACGCCAAGAAGGGAATCATGTTGGCAGATATAGAGAACATCTGCTTGGGAGAGGACAGCACGTAGTCCACATCAGAAGGCGTTACGTTGGTGATGTCACCACCCTTGTTTACAACAGTAACTAAGTCACCCACGGGGGTTAGCTTAGAACCAACTCTCTTATACTGGTCCGGAAACGCCACGTTCACCAGAGAGAGTTCTTGCGGATTCTTCTCTACATAGACTCCCTTACGGGTGTCCCATACCTTCGTGTACGGAGTCACTCCCTGCTTATTAACTCCTAATGCCAAGTGAGTAGTGATACCAGAGCGCTGCCCTTCTGGAGTCTGCACCGGGTCAAGGAAGCCTAGCTGGCTGTTATCAACCTGCTTCGCCTCATCTGAGATCGCAGCATCAGAGGTGATACCGCCCGTACCCATGATTGTGGTCTTTAGAAATCCTCCGATCATCTCAAGAGGATTCACCTGAGTTCCTTGCTGAGCAAGCGTCGTAGACGTGAAGAATGACTTCACCGGTACGTTAAATATGTCTGATGACAGTATCTCGTTTACCTTACTCTTGCGATCCAAGTTGTTGGTCAACTTGAACGTTATACGGCGCGCGGAGTTCTTTATTCGTTCAGGGATATGGTCTGAAATAGACCATAGTTCCTTGAATCGCAGCGCATCGCGGTTGTCAGGGTCCACCTCTCCACGGTTGATATCAACGAGCTTCCCTGACGTAGCGAACAATACGTCTGCGTTGACTTTGTCATACGGCTTACCAAGCGTAATGGCCGTTGTTTCTGGAAGTAGCCGCGTGTCGTTAAATACCTTGCGAACGATCTCAGCAGCTTCTTCATCGTTTACAGGAGCAGCATCTCTACTTAATGCCTTTGCAAGTTTGACGACCTCTCCCTTACGCCGTGACGAGGCTCCTGCTGCTACTAGATCAGGACCCCATACTTTACTCAGCGTATCGTCAGACATACCTAGGGCGCGAAGTACTGGGTAAAGAAGAACGTTGGTAGTTCCGTAGTTAACCAGGAACCGTTGGTTCTTTGGCTCAAAGAGCATACGGAACCCAGTTCCTTTCGCTAAGTTGAACTGGGCTTCTATCTCGCCATTCTTCTTGATTCTTGAGTACACACCTGACTTCAAGCGCCACTGGTTGTCAGCCTGATACTCTGTACCATCAACGATATAGCTGAAACGACGCGTAAGCTTAGGAAGATTCACTAGTTTCAAGTGCTCGTGCGTGTCTAGAACCTTACCCGTGTCGTTGTCTATCAACGAGAAGTCGCCGTAGATACCTTGTGCCCACGTCTTACCGCGTAGTACCGCTCTACGTTGCGCGGGGATGTCGTCTAGCTCAACGTCGTCGCCAACGTATACCTTATTAGTGACTAATGTGTGCTTCTTACCACGTATAGGGAAAAACTCTTGCAGCGCACCTACGGTACGCTCCTCAAGCGTTCGCATCGACCTCTCGGGATCTAGTACGTTGGACATGAAAACCTCAGTACGAATTTCGGTATAAGAACCATGGATAGATTACCATTGGAGAGAGCAGTGCGCAACATCCGCAAGGCCCCTCGCAACAGTTGTCAGCGGCTGGCTGACGACGTCGACAAAGCGATCCGGGGCAACTAACACTACCAGGGGACGTGGCCCCCGGTAGGTCCGGGGGGCACACCCTTGGTAACCGCTTTATCCTTGAACAGGCATCCTCGTTGGAATGGCTTCTGGAGAAGTAACCATCGCAGGAGTTCGCACGCCCTGCCTGCCAAGTCTATCGTTCACGACTGCGTACAGATCAGGATGGTTGCTACGCAGAGTGTCCAGCGCTTGGTAGCGCTCAACCTCTCCCATACCCTGTAGATTCATCACCAACTTTTTAGCTGTACCTAGCAACTCTACCATAGGGGTAGCCTGCATCTGGCTTTGTTCAGCACCCTGTACTGCTCCACCAGCTTGGGTTGGATCAACAGGTACTTCACCTTCTGGAGCAGCTTGCTGCGGAGGACCACCTGCAGGATTTCCTTTCTGGTCAACTACTTGTGGCGGCGGAGGCACCAATCCATCGTTCTGCCATTGCTGGTTAGCCCGCATGCTGTCTTCTTGGGCTTTCAACTGGTGCTTGTTCGTTATGAGGCTAGCTTCCCCTGCGATCTCAGCTTGGCTCAACTGCTGATCACGTTGCAGACGACGGCCTACCTTGGACTCTTCCTCAATCTGTTTCTGCTCGGCTGCTGGATCGAACAGCTGGCTTTGCAGGAAGGTCTGCCTGCTGATGTAACCAGCGTTTGCCAAGTTAAAGTTGAACGAAGCCCGCTGAATGTCGTCTGCCATCTTGAACGGAGTGAAGGACACTTCAACCATAGGAATGCCCATCGCAGCAGATATCTGCCGCATGATGAACTTCACAAGTTGAAGCATGTCCTGCCGGTTACCTAGGAACTCATTTTCTAACGCGCGAAGGTTTACGGACGCACCAGAGTATTGTGCTTCTCCATAGAAGAAACTGGTGGGAACGCCCATACCCGCGATGATCTGTTCGCTGTACACACGAATTTCTTGATGCAGTAGCAGCGATTTACCGGTACCGCCAACCGCTTGGTACCCAAGTGGGAATGGAAGAACTGGCATGTGGTTGTAGTCAGCACGCCACATGCGCAGTTGCTCTTTAGTTTCCTTCTGCCAGTCTTGAATGCTTATTAGCGAGTAAACGTCCGATCCTTGGCCCGTTACCTGGGGGAAGAACACACGCATTGGCACGATATGTTCAAAGGCAACAGCCTCTTGGGACTTACGCAGGATCTGCAGGAAGAAAACATCCTTTAGAACAGGCAGCAGAAGCGGGGCACCCCAGCCACTATCCGCAGGGTCTCTCGATATTGAGGGACGACGCATATGGAAAATGCGGTCTGACTCGATTAGCACTGCTTTGTTAAGTCGCAAAGCGTCAATGAATACTTGCGGGATGTCCTCAATGAACTCCCTCTTACCAAGCATAATCTGATTCTTCAAGTACATCGGCATCGTGTAGAAGTACTGGTGCTTACCAGTAATCTCGTTGTACTTGATAGTGATGTTATTCGGATTCCATCGGATGAGTCGAATGTTTCGGTACGCTCTCTGAATCTCGTCCTTAACGGCAGCCGGACCCGAGTAACCGCACTTAGGGCACTCAATATGGGGTTGGTAGTTACGCCACTTGTACGTCGTATCTTTTAGTGGCGAGGAATGCCGACACGCAGGGTTCTTGCAGGTGAGCGTCTTCACAAACGGAATAGCAACAGAGACAAGTCCGTTGCCAAAACCATACCTGTCAAGGTTGACACCTACCAAGAATGGCCTGATGTTCAACGTGTCTTCAAAAATCTCTTCCCACAACTTACGAACACCTGTACCACCAGAGGACGCTCCTGTATCGCTAGACTCCCCGCTAAACAACAGGTCTGTTACAGGGTACGCAGCTAGTCTGTTCTGCACTGAACTGATCAGCGGATTTGCTAGAGAGTAGAACAAACACCATCCAAACGTCTCCTTAATAGTCTTCGGCATGTACGTGGAAGCAATGTCGAAGAACGGGGACGGATAGAAGGAGTCTGGTCTACCCACAGACTTCGCCCCAGACGTTGACGTCGTAGGGTATCTCTGCGGGAACTGCGCCATAGTTACCTCACTTTACGATTTCGGTTTGTTTCAGCAGTGAGGCACTCTGCTCTTGCAGGAAATCTCGAATGCTAATCGACTTCATCAACTGCAAGTCGTACGGAGTGTCAATCAATCCATCAGGCTGCTTACCCGCAGTCATAGCCGCAGACACCTTTGCTTGAAGCGCGGGGTCATTCTTTGTCAAGTACTTATTAGCTGGTAATAGCGGACCTGGACCAAAGATTACCCCTGTGTCCATCATAACGGCTGCTGCGAACTTGTATACCTCATCCCCGATCTGCTTATCCCTTAAGATAGACAGAACGTCGAGGGTACCCGCCACGCGATGAATCGTTGGAAGCTGAACCAAGTCAAATCGGGGCGTGTACCCGTAGAATGCCTCAGTTAACGCACTAAAGACCTCCCAACGCTCGTACGGCTGGTCAGACACCATAGCAGTTCGAACAGCCTGAATCTTGTTCTTGCTCGCTTCTGACACTGAGCCCCACGTACGGCCAATCTCTAGCCATAGCGTCTCAGGCTCCCATTGAAGGTAGTCAGCCCCGAACGCGTCGAGTAACAGTAAATTCAGAACGAGAGGGTGCGTCTGCGATGACGTGAACGCACCTTGAACTGTGACGCTACGTAGCTCTTCAACATTACTCATTAATCATCCGCGCGATGGCCTGCTTGTGCGTAGCAGGCAGGCTAGCTAACACAGCAACTGGATCCTTCGAGAGTTGTGTGGACAACTCCCCACCAAAGGCATCCTCCAGTTGCGCCCGGCCACCAGCCTCAAGCCAGCCTACGATATCATGAGCGCCGAACTCTCTTCCACCGATTTCGCACACCGCATTTGCAGTCTTTACTTGTGTCTGTCCGAATACAGACTGCCAAGGATCTGGGATCATCCGGTAATACTGACTGGTGAGTCCGTACTTCTCGTCAATGCGACTCAACTCGTCAGCCAACGTATCAGCCGACGCCCTCTTCTCTAAGAGCGCTGTTAACTCTTTGTCAGCGTCTTCGATACCTACTACCAGTTGCCGACGAAGCTGCACCGCTCCTGGGAACATATCCCCAAGATCACCACGGGTGTACGTGATCAGGTCGTCTGGTAATTTCTCCAGGTCGATCACGCCTGCGGTCTTTACCTCAAACATCAAGCGACGCTTTCCTCTTGGGCTAAGACCCTTGAAAGCATCCTCTAGAACAGTGACCTCGTCATCATGCAGACCAAACAAACTGCGAAGGGCCGCATCTTCTGCCGCAGGATCCATTGTGGGAACCTGGATGTCGGCAACCTTTTGCATGGCCTCGACACCAGGAAGACCGAACTCTTCTAAGGCCGCAGCTAACTTTATAGCCCCTGCGTGAGCTACGTCTAGGGGAAGCTTACTCGACGTTTCGCCAAAGTACAGAGCAGATACAGCCGTGTTACCAGCGTCTGCGATTGGGTACTTATAGAGCCGTCCGATCTGCGTATCCATGACAACGGCGTAGTCATCTTCACGTACGTGTGCTACCTTACGCATGTCGACTGCAGTCTTTACCACCGCAGGAGGCTCTGCACTTCCACCCTCTTGAAGGCACTGTAGAAGGTATGCGCCTCCGTCGTCGTACTGATCCAGCACGCCGTACAAGCTAGCCATTGTAAGCCCCCACAACGATTACGGTCTTTTTGGTATAAAGCACTTGATCACCACTCATGGATGAAAAACCATGTCCACTGGCAATCATAAACCACCCGTTTTGAAATTGGAAGTGCCAGAGCGGCGTCCTACTCTCAAAGAGGAGGTACGCGGATTCGCAGCGGACGCTGTGAAGAAGGCGGCGTCACGCCTAGTAGATGCGACTCCCGTCATCGTTAGAGTCCTAAAAGACAGATGGGAACCACCGAAAGAACCCAACGATGGCAAATGAGTTTGGTAAAAAGCTGCAAGAACTACGAGAGGCGTGCGGTTTCTCACGGTCTAGCTTTGCTGCCGTAACGGAATTGCACAGAGAGACAATTAGGCAATACGAGTTGGGAACGATCCTACCAATGCCTGTTGGGTTAGAACAACTACTAGGGTACCTAGCGGTCCCTTCCTCTGAAAAGCAGGCTCTTCGGGCAGCGTTTGACTTAGCACGCAAACGTCGTGTTGAGCTTGAATTCGATGCATCTCTTCTTACACCAGAACAGAAGCAAGAGCTACTCCTATCTAAAGTAGACGTCATCATTGACGCGGTTGCTGACTTCATCCCAAATAGTAATAATCCGGACAACAGAGCCATGCTCACAGAGCGAGTCAAAAACGCCCTACTAAGGAAGAACTAACATGGTAATTACTGACCCACTGCTCGTTCCTGAAGCTACAGACGGAGTAGGCTGGGAAGGCCAGAACGTATTATCTAGTAATATGTGGATAGCACGGTCTGAGTTTGATAACCCAGAAGCATTCCTGCGGTCTGCCATCCTAACAGCAACAAACCCTGTGTCAGGGGACACAACGACTATCTTCTTAGCCAGAGAAGTAAACAACCACATCGTAGTCGCCAGAGAACTATTCACTGAACAAGAATGGCGAGCACGCCTGCCTTCTTGCCATACGGTAGACCTACGCCCATCTTGGGAGAAGGTCAACTTCCTAGATAGCATCGTGCCCAATACAGAGGCACGCGTAGACGCGTGGAATGCACTGAAAGAAGCCGCAGGTGGCACTCTTGAGCTAGCCTGTGGAAAAGGCAAAACTGTTTTGGCCCTCAAGAAGATCGCGCAACGAGGGTACCCCGCCGTAGTCATCATGAACAACGAAGGTCTTATCGAACAGTGGTTCGACAGAGCCCAGCAGTTTCTACACCTTACGCGTGCCCAAGTTGGAGTCGTACAAGGAAAGAAAGCTGAGTGGGACAGGCCCCTTGTACTGGCGATGATACAAACACTCGCTAACAAAGCAGCCGTTGGTGACATCCCACTAGAAGTGCGAACCCGGTTTGGAACAGTAGTCTTTGACGAGTGCCACCACCTAAGCGCCGCAACGTTCATACAGACCGCTCCGATCTTCTTCGGTGAACGCTACGGACTCACAGCTACAGTTGTGCGTGAGGATGGTCTGCAAGCAGCGTACTTCGCGCATCTAGGACGTGTGTTCTACAGCGACCTCGAAGGAGAGCTAACGTCTAGGGTGTTCTTCTACCAGTTGGAAACAAAACCACCAGTTGATTCATCAGTAATAAAAGACAAAGCAGGGCAGGTAAACTCCGGAAGAGTTCACAAGTGGATGGAAACCAACCGTGAGCGAAACTTCCGTATTCTGCTGCTACTACGAAAACTACTGGCTAAAAAGCGTAAAGTGCTAGTTCTCACCCACGGAGCCGAACATCCCGGAATACTTCGTGATTTTCTGCTTGACCAGCCTTGGGGAGTAGGGTACAAAGTAGGTGTCGTCACAGGAGACACCAAGAGCAGAGACAGGTTCGAAATCATCGAAGCGTCGAACGTTACCTTCGCCACTTTCGGCGTGGCTAAAGAGGGACTCGACGTACAAAGCCTAGACACGATTGTCTTTGCGACACCCTTCAAAGCGTGGGGTGGATTCCAACAGGGCAGGGGTCGTATTGAACGGTCCTGCGAGGGTAAGAAAGAACCCGCTGCAATCGTACTGGAAGACTACCGATTTCCTCCAGCAAAACGGTTGTGTGCTTCGCTAAAGAGGAGCTTGAAACTCCGTGGAATCGAATACAGAATCTCGTCAGCGGAGGCTCAATAAGCTAAACGTCGAGTACCGACATTGCCAGAAGTGCGAACTCAGTAAAACACGTCGTGGTCAGTTTCTAGGAAGCATGAACCCAACAGCACCACTTGCGATGGTGCTGGACCGCACACCGCTAGATCCGTCTAAAACATGCAACCTGACCATTGGAACCTGCTACACCGTGCTTCGCGAGGTGGCTGTCGATTTCTCTCAAATATGGGTAACCAGTGTAGTTCTTTGTCCTACGGCAAAGGGTATCGGTGGTGAACCCGCAGAAGCAGGCGCTAGATCAGCTTGTCAAGATAGACTTCTACGAGAACTGCACATCGTGCAACCGGAGATAATCGTAGGTCTTGGCGCAGGGACACGACAAAGTCTCCTCCGCAAAGAATCCAAGAAGGCGTTGGCTGGTGTTGAAAACACAAACATCATGCCCGCCCCTGGTAGGTTTACCCAAGCGCTTATCCCAGGAGACGCGGGATTCTACCGTATTCCCACGTTAATAACCTACTCGCTGGCCCAGGATTCCAAAATAGGGCAGATTGTTGAGCACTTACGGGAAGCGCTCACCATTGCCCTTGAAATGCGGAGAAGATCAAATGAGCGAACGTGAAGTTCTACGCGCTGTAGACACCTACACGGCGGAAGCCTCCCAGCTTCGTGCCTTCGTAATTGCGAACCAAGGTGTAATTGACACCTTTCTCGCGCACGTAACAAGGCGCAACGAAGCAATCGCTCTGGTAAAGGGACTGATGCGCGGGCTAAACACCAAGGATAAGTACGTGGTAGGCCCATTCACGCGGTCCAAGGTACCTATCGAGGTGGTCTTCGACCCAGCCAAGATGCCTATGGAAGTGCTAGCACTTCCTGGGGTGGTCAAGAAGGTCGACACCAAGGTAATGGACGAACTGCTGAAGCGCGGTCAGGTTGAGTTCTCGCTCGTGCAGGCAGCAAGAAGCGAAGAGGAAGGCACTGCCAGGATCACTGGACCCAGCGAGGTCGTGGTAGAACTATGAAGAAAGACATTCCTTACCGTGCAGGAAGAGCGCTACGCCGAATCATCGTAAGCGGTAAGGTAGACACGCAGTCCTTGCTGGCTGATATAACTACGGACTACGTGTGCTTGCCCGCGCAGTTAGCCCCGAAGGCAGGGGACACGATTGCCAAGGTGACAATGGGACACTCCGGTAAAGCAGCCGAAGCACTCTACTGGGGTAGCGATGAATGGGACAAAGTACCCTACACAATGGAAGTGTGGGGTAGCGTCACACTAGAATGCACACAGACAGAGGAAGCTATCGTAGAAGCGCAGAATCTCGCGGCTGATCTCGCGTGGGAAGGCGTGGAGGTTCACATGCGGGCGAAGCTACCTCTTCTGGAAAAGGTAATCGTTGGCATCTACCCAGACCTGTTTCCTCCAAACAAGCAACTGAAGAGGAAACAAGGATGAAAGACATCTGGGACTGCAAGATCAACCGTATTCAATTAAAGGAACTAACGATCCTTGAGAATCCGTCGTTCAGTGTAACGGCAGAGTTCCAATTGCTGCACGTAGGGGATGAAGGCACCATTCCACTTGGTGCGGCCAAGATCAACGGGTTCCCTACGCAAGCAGTAATGGACAAAGCACGCGAATTCGTTGCTGAAATAGAGAAAGCCGTAGCCGCTATCTACGACGCCAAAACACAAGAAGACAAAACCACAACAGTAAGACCTCACCGTGGTCTACCGGAGATTTAGCCATGGCAAACTGGGAAATGCAGCTTATTACCGCAGTAATACGTGCAGCGGACCCCGCGAAAGCGTACGACACCGCTATCGAGGAAGGTTTGACAGCCGATTGCTTCGGTGGTCATGAGGCTCGTCACCTGTGGACCTTCATCAACATGTGGCATGACCGAATTGACAACTTCGGGCAGATACCCAGTGAGGAAAAACTCCGGGAAGACCATACCAGCCTGGATCTTCCTACGCCTCTGCAGAATGTAAAGGATCTGTGTCGTCTTACCATCAACGCCTCCCTACGGCGCAAGGCAGACGCAGCCTTTGAAAGATACAGAGCACTACTCGATAGCCTGGAGGTAGACGCCGTACGTAAAGCTATCGCTGACCTGCACGCTAAGCTAGGTGCGATGCAAGAGCAGGTAACCAAGGCTAAAGACGCGTCGTTCCGTCAGCAAGCCCGAATGGGTGTTCTTGAAGACTGGAGCAAGTCTACAGACCGTAAGGGTGTCACTGGAATGCCCTGGCCTTGGGAGATCATGAACGAAGCTACCCAAGGTATCCAGCCTGGAGACTTCGTCATGTTCTGGGCATTGCCTAAGAGCATGAAAACGTGGCTTGGCCTAGTAGTAGCATCGCACCTCTACAAGTTAGGTTACCGCGTTCTAGTGTACTCAGGTGAGATGACCTGGAAGATCGTGCGTAACCGCGTTGCGTGCATAGTAGCCAAGCTAGACTACACAAGATTCAAGCGCGGCCAGTTAGATGAGTATGAATCCAAACTGTTTCACGACACAATGGACATGCTTGAAGATCCAGAGTTCCCAGGAGAGTTGATCTTCACAAAAGCTACCCGTCCAGATGGCGACGCAGGTGGTCCTGCGGAGATCCAACGAAAGATCGACATCTACAAGCCGCATTTCGTAATGCTGGATTCCGCGTACATGCTGGAAGTCAAAGATAACTCTGACAACCCGTATGACTGGAAGTCCCTGTCACTGGTTAATAGACGCATAAAGCAAATCTGCAGTTCAACAGGTATCCCAATGCTTGCCATCTTCCAAGAGAACGAGCGGCAAGCTCTCAAGTACAAGAACACACGCGGCACAGCCAGTATGGCAATGAACACGTTGGCCGTTGCTGACTGTGACGTAGGCGCTCGGCTAATCTACAACAAGAAAGAGGGGGAGATCAGTATCCACCTCTCGGCCGCTCGCGAAACCACCATTGAAGGGTTTACTATCTTTGCACACGCAGCTAGTAACTTCGAAGTAAATCCTGAAAGAAGGAGGATGTGGACCATCGATGACGTAGGTGGGGGAGACGACGATACTCCACCACCAGCCGCAGCACATCCTTCTGCCGGTTCCGCTACGCCAGCTACTCCAACTGGACAAGCACCTGCACCGGGGGCTAATCCGTTACGTAACTCTGGAATGTCAGTTGGTAAAGAAGCCGGTCAACGAGCCGCTATAGAAGCCGCCCAGCAAGCCACCGATAGCAACATAACCACCGACGAGACAGGTGAACTACTACCACAGGCGTCTACTATCGAACAGCTTACGGACGAGAAACCTACACCGGCTGTGGATTTAGTTCTTGAAGAAGACGCTTCACACGATCCAGACGACGACGTTGAAGAGGACGAACAGGAATGATAACCCCTGCTGAGATACTGGGTCTGCTAGGGCAATATATCAGGTTAGCCCCGCGACCAGACATGGGTTCAGATAACGTGGAAGCGTACTGCCCCTTCCACAAAGGGGGCCAGGAACAAACGCCATCGTTCTACATCTACGTTGGCCCACCTACGCGTTCTTCAAGACCAGGAGACTGCTTCTGCCACACCTGCCAACGTGGCTGGTCACTTACTAGCATACTGAAGAAGTTCGGAGTTCGTGGGCGAATAGTCGACGATCTTCGATACGAAGCACGACAACGACAGAAGGACGCGGTAAAGCGTTCCTACTTAAAAGAACTAGACTTCGAGTGCATGGTACTGCCAGAAGAACTGCTGGCAGTGTACTCCTTCATGCCGACGAGCCTAGTCAATAAGGGTTTCTCGAAGACACTGCTCCGAGAAATGGAAATCGGTTTTGACAGAGAACACCGACGAGTAACGTTCCCTATCAGAGATCATCACGGTGACCTAGTAGGTATCTCTGGAAGAGCAACTCAACCCGGTGACGAACCCAGATACAAGATTTACAGAAAAGAACTCGAAGATGTAATTCCAAACTACCGGTTAGACAAAAAGAAGGTTCTATGGGGGCTGCACACATTTTACGTGACGGCGATGCACTGCACGCTATCAGAACCCGTTATAGTGTGCGAAGGGTTCAAAGCGGCTTTGTGGGTCCGTCAGTGCGGGCATCCATTTAGCGTTGCAACCATGGGTACTAGCCTAAGTAAGCAACAAGAGGCGCTGCTTACGCGGGTAACCAACAACGTCGTATTATTCCTCGATAATAACGACGCGGGAAAGGAAGGTACTAACCGGCTGCTTAAAACGCAGCTAAAGGGTGTAGGTGTTCGTGTAGCTAACTACGGAGAGCGCCCTTCGTGTCAGCCAGACGACCTTACAAAGGAAGAGTTGGATGTAGCGCTAACCTCAGCACGTACAAGGATGGACATCCTATGGCAGACGGTAAAGCACCCGGTCCTATGAGTTTCGCCACGTACCGTGAGAAGTACGGTGACAAAGGCCGTGCAATGGCCGAACGTGGACGTGGCTTCGGAAAGAAGCCTGCCTGGGCACAGAGGCAGGATCAGTTCTACCCATCCGAAGTTCCAACAGTAGTGCGGCTTATTCCTACCAACAAGCGTGAACCCTGGTACACGTTCTTTTCGAAATGGCTACAAGTCCCAAAGAACGACGGTACGCAGGGCGTGTTCAAGCGGATGATCATCTCGAATGCGCACAACGGACTTCGGGATATTCCATGCCTACTTCAGTACTACCTCGTAGTTGAAGAAAACGACAACTACACAGCGCAGGAGCAGCAGGCTATCACGGTCGTCGTACTGGAGTGGTTCTTCAAGGTGCCACGTGTTTCTAAGACCAATGGCAAAACGTACTTCGACTTAGTACGAGTTAAGGGTAAGGACCCCAAGGGTGCGAGCCTAGATCCACCCGAGTACGAAAAGTACGAGAAGGTCTTCGGAAGAAAGCAGTACTGGGCTATGTGGCCTACGCAGGTAGACCGTTTCATGGAACGGTACAACGCCCTAGGAGATATGTGCGGAACGCCTGGGTGCGGCGGTGCCATCAGCGTATTCCTCTACAAGTGTCCTTCCTGCGGTGGTGTCATCCTCAACCTGGACGAAGAGTCGGCCACAGAAGAGGACATCATCGCATTGCGTGAGGATAGCGTCGTCTGCCCGCACTGCAACGCTGACGTGATCGCCGTACAAGAGTACCGTTGCGTCAAGAAGGACCCCTACGACGCGTCCACCTTCGTAGAAGGTTGCAGCACCCCAACTCGGCTGGATCCCAAGTCATTCAATCTCGACATCGTGGTGCGCGCTGTTCCTGCTGGTAACGGCAAGGCCATCGTCATCGACAAAGCCCGAATCGCTTCCGACCCAACAGGTAAGATCGACCCGCAGATGCTCATTCCTCTGCCCTTCGACGAGTTCCTAGGACAGATGAGCCTCGCAGAGCAGGCAAAGCAGATGGGCCGCGCAAACCCGTTCCCCGAGTCAGACGAAAAGTTGATCAAAGACTTCTTCATCGCTGGACCGCGTGAGACGGATGGTGAGTCCGCTCCGTGGGACGACGAAGAGGGAGAAGAAGAGTAGCACCTCTGTAGTTGTGGGGGAGGTTCGCCTCCCCCACTTCTACAGCAACCGTCAACGCATGGAGAACTAGCATGGGCATGTTCAAAGTTCTCCCTCCCCCGATTTCTATAAGGACACCTGCGGAGGCAGCAAAAGCAATCCAGCACCTCTCAAAACGATTCATATTAGCAGTTGATACCGAAACCACCGGCCTGTCTCTCGCGCAGGACATCGCCATAATCGTGTCTATCTCGGATGGGAAAGACCGCTTCACTATCTGGCGCGACGTAATTCCGTACTTCAAAGACTTGCTAGAGGCTCCAGAACGTCAACTGATAATGCACAACGCGAAGTTCGACATGTGGATGCTGGCAAACGTCGGAATCAACGTGTACCGAAACTCGCAGAGAAGTCACTTTAGAGTACACGATACCATCGTGCAGCACGCGTTACTGGACGATAGCGCTGAGCACGGTCTCAAAGGACTCGCCAAAGATATCCTTGGAATAGATATGATCGAGTTCCAAGAACTCTTTGGTGTGCAGCTACATAAGAGACCCCTTTCCGAAGTTCTCCTTGATCCATCCAACGAAAAGGTAGTGAACAACTACGCGTCGTTGGACGCCTACGCAACGTTCCATCTGCATCTCGCGTTCCAGCAGTGGTTAAGCGAGATGCCGATACTTTCACCAGAGAGTCCCTACTTGTTCATGTCACAGTACTACCTTTACACAGAGTTACCGTTTACGCGGGTTCTGTGGGACATTGAACGAAAGGGATTCCTTTTAGATAGAAATAGACTCAAGAGCAAGGCACCTGAAATTGAAAAGGAACTGGTTGAGATTAAACGTTGGTTCGCGCTAGAGACACGGGAAAAGACCGTCAACCTAGACTCCCTCCCAACGTTATCCAACCTGTTTTTCGGTAAACTACGCAAGGTACCCAGATCCTACACCGCAGGGGGTTCACCACAACTCAACGAACCCACTCTTAAGTACTGGGCTGGGCAAGGATGTGAGTTCTCGAAGAAGCTTCTAGAGTACCGTGACCTAAAGAAACACCTTGGTACTTACGTTCTAGGGCTACTTCGGAAGCTAACTAATGAAGGACGCATTCATGCACGTTTTAATCAGGCAGTCGCGCGCACAGGTAGACTCAGTTCGTCAGACCCTAACCTACAAAACCAACCGCTCTACATCCGTGACGCGTACGTCGCACCTTTCAGAAAGAAACTACTGGCCCGTGACTACAAACAATTAGAGATGCGCGTGCTAGCGCATTTCTCAGGTGACGAGGGACTGTGCCAGATTATCAACAGCGGGCGAGACGTGCACTCTGGAACAGCCGCAAAGATGTTTCATGAGTCGTACGAAGACATTGAACGCGCTAACGCTAAGAAGGACGATCCGAGCAAGCCAGCGTTAACAAAACGTGAAGAGCAGCTACTCAAGTACAGAAAAGGTGCAAAGACCATCAACTTCATGCTGATGTACGGCGGTGGGGCAAAGAAACTCGCCGCTGCGCTAGGTATCCCTGTTGATGACGCTAAGGAGCTAATCACTGGGTACTTCAAGGCATTCAACGGAGTTGTAACTTACTTCAACACAGCAATTTCTACCGCCAGAGTAACAGGTAGTTGCCACACGTATCTTGGCCGCACGAGATGGGTACCAGGAATCAACTCATCCGATGGTGAGGTGTCCTCTTCCTACGAACGTAAGGTAAAGAACACACCCATCCAAGGTACAGCGGCTGACATCTGTAAGATGGCGATGATCAAGATGTACACCGATCCATTAATCACTAATAGTGGCATCTGCATGGTGTCACAGGTGCATGACGAAGTCGTGTTTGAGGTTCCTGAAAACGTAGAACACGACCGGGAAGTAAACAACCGAATCTCGGAGATCATGTCGTTGCCGTTTGGAAAGGCACTACGTGTCCCGTTAGAAACAAGTGGCTCGTACGGAAATAACTGGAAAGAGACCAAGTGAGGGAACATGGAAGATGACCTCGTGTCGGACGTCACTGTAGTTAGCAGCGAAGGTGCCTACCCACGCCACCAAGCAGGTATCTGCGTGGTGCACTTACAGACACTAACAGAGGCCAGAATACCTACAGACCTGATCAAAGAGTACATGGCTAAGATAGACGAGTGCCCCGTCATGTACCTGAAGGCAGAAACAAGAGGAATCGACCTGAGTACTGCTAAAGAGGTACTAGCTATCTTCGCAGATGAGTCGGCATACTACTTTGACGGAACCGAGTTGTACATCCTAGACGATGACTCTGCAGTGCTAGAATTGATAGAGGCAAACACCCCAAACCCAGAGTCGTTGCTGACACAGTACGCGGCACTCTCAGGGTACCTGGAGGTTTCTCCAACGTTCTTCACGGGAACCATTGACAAGTTCAAAAAAGCTGGCCTCTACCGGGAACTGAAGCTATAACTTCATAGGGGAACCTACCACGGTGGCAACATGGAAAAGCTTGGTGTACCAAGGGATTTAGTCGAACGACTTCTTGAACTAGGTGTCTGTCGTGATGAACAGACAGCTATCGAGAAGGTCGCCGCAGGACTCGCAGACGACATGATCAAAGAAGCGGAGGTTGCTCATGGCCGACAACACCCAGGGAAAACCCCAGAAGGAAGACCAGAAGGAAGAGAAGCGCCTAACCCTTCAACAGAGATTGGCTAGGGCGCAGGTTCCTATAATCGTCAAGCCGCTGGTTACGATAGACACCCCGTACGAGATTCGTAGACCTACGGGGATTCTAAGCCTAGACATAGCCCTACGAGGTGGATTTCCGGGAGGGTCTCTCAACCAGATATTCGGGCCTGACGGTTCTGGTAAAGACTACCTAACCAACTTGATGATCAAGGAACAACAGCGCATTCATGAGAACGACGCACGCATAGCATGGATGACTTTCGGATACTGGCCCGACAAGTCGCTCATGTTCGATCTATGCGGCGTACGCGACGACATAGGAATGCTCGACCTCATCACACTGGACGTGGGTAAGGACGCGAAGGAAATGCCCTCTGAGACGCTACTAGAGGGTATCCTAGAGACCATCCGTATGAAGGACTACCAACTCATCATCATGAACGAGTTGGCCTCCGGAGAAACCAAAGATGAGGTAGCAAAGAAGATCGGTAAGACGCGCATGATCGGAAACTGGGCCACACTCATGTCCCAGTTCTGTAAGAAGATGTACTCTGCTCTTCGCGAGAATAATCCTGATGGTTCTCCCAACCAGACAACCATCATGGAGATTCTTCCAGTACGCGCCAACCTGGATGCGTACGAGTCGCAGTTTCATCCCTACGAGCAAACAGCGGGATACGCACTACGTCACGCGAAGGCAATCGACCTACATCTTCTTCCCGGTCCTCCGGTAATGCGGGAGTCAATTGGACCAAAGGGGGCAAAGAAAAAGACTATCGTTGGCAAAACCGTCCGATGGGTGGTCAGTAAAGGAAAGCACGGTATTTCAGAAGGTGCCTCTGGTTCTTGGAACTTCATCTTTAACCAGGGCATCGACATGGTACTCGACACCGCCAACTGTGCCAAAGCGTACGGAACCATCCGCGCTGCTGGCAAGTACACCTACATCAACGGGTTACCCGAGAAGATCGAAGGTGGTTTCGATAAGGCTGTCGAGTACCTACGTACAAATCCAGAATTGGTCGCTCAACTGCGAACAGAGACTGTTGCGGTAGCGATGTCAGCTACCGAACAAGTAGTTACAACCGATGTGGCGGTGAGCGATGCAGAAACACCACCTACAAATAGCGACTAACAAGGCGGGGCAGCTAGTAGAGGGTGTAACGCTTGTTCCTGGAATAGCTATCGTAGACGACGTAGGCAACCCACTACGGCGAGCGCTCATCCATGAAAAGAGTGGTATGGCAATCGCAGTGAATCTTAAACCGGCTGGATTGATGATAGCCCAGTACCTTCTAGCAAACCTAGACTGGACTGTCTCCGTAACGTCAATCCGAAGTAACCCCGCGTATTACGGAGTAATAACCGTGTTGCAGGACAGACTAAAACGAAGTCGAATACAGGAAGAACGCGTCGCAGCCGACTTCAAAGGTAAACGACAGCCCGCCTCGGGGTCACGTCCTGGTAAAAAGAGAGACGTCGTCACAGGCGGTAACGTACTACAGTCCGAGCAAACTAGCGCGGCGCTCATGTTCGAACTGAAGACATACGAGAGAACGTCCTGTACCGTGTCTCTACGAGACATCGACTTCCTGCGCAGACAAGCGTACACAAGAGGATTGATACCCGCGTACGCGATTGAGCTAGACGGTAAGGAAGAGGTGGTAATCACCACAAGCGAAGATTTCGAGTCGATATCTTTAGCGTCGGCTATACCCCTTGAACTAAACGAAAAGTCTGTCCCCCTAAGCAACGCAGTCGTAGCGAATGTCCTAGACGGAGTTACGATGCACTTCACGTACAACGGGTTCTCCTACGTCGTAATAAGCTACTCAACACTCCTACAGCTAGCACGAGGGTCCGAATGTCGCCAAACAGATGCCTCATAGTAGAACCAAAGTCACTCCCATTCGAAGACTTCGACGCTGCTGGTTTACTGACCACTGCACACCTGAACTACTTAGGAAGTCCATGGGATAGAAGAACTGGTGTGTACCACCCGTCTAGCATCCATCAGTGTAGAAGACGCCTGTACTATGACAGGATAGGGACCCCTCCAAAGAGAAGCTACGGACTTAAAAACCTAAGCATCTTTGAGTTGGGACACGCTATCCACGCACGCGTGCAGATGCGCTATAAAGAAGTCTACCCCGACGCTGAGATTGAAAAGCATGTCGAATCTGAGGCACTCCACATGGCGGGCTCTATCGACGTGTTCTTCCCTCATCACGACTGGTTGATGGACATAAAGACCATGGGCACTACTAGCTTTGCCGGTCTAGTAGGCCCACATTCAGAACACCTCGACCAGTTACACTGCTACATGTGGATGGCCGGGGTACCTAGAGCGCAAATACTCTACATCGACAGAGACAAAGGGTTCCTGCGTATGTTCAGGACGTACTTCACAATGGGGCGTTGGCAGCTAATCTGCGAACGTATCACCTACGTTGAAGAACACATCAAGATGGGCAGGGAACCCGAACAAGAGGGGACAAGCTACGAATGTAGCCAGTGTAACTTCAAGTACGTGTGCAAACCTGGACTTGGAGCGTCGTCATGACCACAAACGCCCCAAAAAGCGACGGGTTCTTCGAGCTTATAGGGGCGCTTGAGCAAGACTTGTTGGACACCGGGTTCGTGTTTTCAAAGGATCCTCCGGGGTTAGAACCTCGCGTGCCTGACAACTTGAGCACCATGAGCCGCGAAGAACTGAAAAAGCTGTACGACCGCTTTCTAGCGTTCTACGACTTCGTTTCACACAACATCGTGCTAGACCTGGGCAAGCAATGGGTTGCCAAGGCGAGACTTGAACATGTAGAGGCAGATTCAATAAAACGAAACACTGCGTTCAAGAAAGACCTGACTAACGCAGAATTGCGCAGAGCAGTCGTTGAACTTGACCCTGCTTTCGTAGAAGCGAGTAAAGACTACGTGTACGTTAAAGCCCGGCTGACCATGAATCAGCAGCGTATCGACGTGTACAAGCGGGCAATGGAACGAATAGGCCGTGAGTTGTGGTTGCGCGTGCAGGACAGCGAAATCGCCAACGAACCGGGTGGACCTGACCGGGGCCATCAAAACGCCTGGGTACCTGTACGAGACAGGAGTAGCTAGCATGGGAACCATACAACTTCACGTATCCACGATTCCACCGTCGCTTAACGCGCTGTACGTCTACACGGGGCATGGCGCGGTGTACACTACCGCAGGTAAGAAGTACATCGCCACCACGAAATCTGAACTTATCAAGCAGATCCCTTTCAAAGGACTCGTATTCAACGTTAATACGCCACATCGACTGACGTTAACGTTCTACTTCGATGTTCTAACGAAGGGTTTCCCCAAGACGGCTGAATTTCGATTCAGAAAGAAGGACGTCTCCAACTACATAAAACTGCTGGAAGACATCGTGAGTGACTGTCTAGGTTTGAACGACATGTGCTTCACAGAGCACACGGTTCGTAAACGAGACAGCGCCACTCATGGTAAGGCTGGGGTGGATATACATGTCGAAGAACTCGACTACACCTGCATCTGATGAACCACTGGTAGACTTGAACATCCTCCAGACGCACGAGCTACGTGCGCTGGTTAAGCGTAACCTAGGAATATGGCCTCGATTGAGCGCCACGAACCAGCAACTTCGAGAAGCTCTTTGGAATAAGGACGTGTCGAAGATCGCAGCAAA